CTGGTTGTACAGTCATTGTGATATTAACAGCAGTATCTAAAGTATCCCAGTTGTAGTCACCAAAATTACATTCAGTGATGATACAACCTTGCATTACCCATTCTGAAACTACGTCACCAACAGGGCCTAATACATTAAAAGTTAATTGTTTCTTATAGAAATCACTATAACCATCACGTCCTGTTACTGATTCGTGGTGTAAACGTACCCATTCCATTACTGCTTGTGCTCCTGATGGAGTGATTGGATCAAATAATGTGAATTGGACAGTGTTCCACGATGATACACCTTTAACGTAACGTTGTACGTTAATGTGATTTAAACGAACCGAGCCTTGAGTCATTGAGATAGCACCAACACCTTTTACGATGTAAGCTGGAAAGCCATCCATATACATGATAAATCTATTAGCCTGTTTTGGTTCGAAGGCTGTGAAGAAAATTTCGTTTGGATCTAATACTGCCATTGTTATTTATTTTATTCTATTATAAATATTCGCCCTTTTAATTTTTACGCTGGGAAAGTAGCTCCTGTTGGTAATACGTTGAAATCGAGGATGATAAACTCAGCTGTTCTTGTAGGCTGTAAGTAAATAGCACCTACCATCTGGTTTCTGTCGATTACGTCTGGAGTGTTGTTTGAATCATCCATTACTACCTTGAACGCGTATAAACCTTGACGTTGTTGTACTGATTCGAGGTATGGATTAACTGCTGCTAAGAAGTTATTTCTTGTAGCTGCTGTATTTTGTTCAAATACTAAGTTTAATGCTACTTGTCCAATGTAAGATTTAAGAGCAATTAACAATCTTCTAACATTTACTCTATCGAGTGCTGAAGCTTGTTTTTGTAATGTTTTCTGTCCGTATACTACAGTACCTGTTCCAGGGAAAGTAGCGATTGGGTTAACATTACCTTCGTATAATGTATCTCTGTTAGATTGAGATAATTTTCTTTCTGGGCGGATTACATTAGTTAAACCACCTCTGTTAATACCTGCAGGGGCGAACCAAGGCTCACTTACTGAGTCGTTGTAAGCATAAACTCCACCAATCATTGTTGAAGCTGGTACCCAAACTGTTTTACCTAAATCAGGATCTATAGTTTGTAACCAAGGCCAGTACATAGCGGCATATGAAGTATTTCTTGAATCAGCTTGTGTTACTGTAGCTGCAATAGTTGAACCATAAGATACTGGGTCAATTACATAGATACTATCACCTCTACCTTGTGTATTATTAAGAGCAGTTGTAATAATTGAAGTATGAGCTGATACACCCTGAATTAAGCCAGGAGTTAATAATACGTTAAACTTATAGTCATCTTGGTTAGCTAATAAAGCTACCATAGAAGTGTAATCACTAGCTACACAACCTTGTGTATTTGTATCAATTGCATCATAGAACTTAGCAACTTGACCAGCTACCATGTTACCTGCACCTCCAGTGAAAGCACCACCTTCTGAACCTGAACCTATTGTTGGGATTGATCCTGTGTAGATATCTTTAGCGATTCCGGCATTATTGAAATAATTTGGAGTAGGAGTAGCTACACTCTTAACTCTAATATATCTTGAAGCATTAGGATATGATCCTGTGATCTCCATATAATCTTGAACAGAATTATAATTAAAGTAAGTATTACCAATTACTTTTTCAATATAATTGTCCTGATTAGGGTCTAATGATAAGTTATTATAGCTTTCTAAAATAACTTTGTTATTTTGGTTATCATCACCTCTTCTAACAAGTAATGAGAACGTACCTGAAGAGGTATTGCTTGTGGCAATTTCCCATCTTACGTTATCGATTGAACCACTTGCTAATGCGTCTTGTGACAACATTGAACCTGAGTTGTTCCAAATTTGACCTTTATCAATAGCTTCTAAAGTGAAACATAATGTATTGGTTGTAGTATTAGTACCGCCACCTAATACTGAAGGTGAAGTACCATCTGAACCTGTAGAGAAAGTAGATGAAGAACCTGTTACAAATGTAATTCCATTAGCATAAGCACCAGCTGAAGCTGCAGTAAAGTTTAATACACCTGAACCCGCATCTGCTGTGGTTAAAATGCTTGTAACCGCAGTAACGGTTTGCATTTTAGTTTGTAATAATGTAGCAAATGCTGCTGAAGTTGAACCTGTGGCTACAAAGTATAATGGAGCTTGGTCTGCTGGTAAGCCACCTGCTGGGTCAGCTGCTACGAATCTGTATGTAGTGCCTGCATATTCAAATTTAACTTCATCATCTACTGTAGTACCAAATACAGAAGCTCCAGCTAATGCTAAACTAATGCTACCAGTTGAAGTAGCATCTCCAACAGTAGTGTTGGCAAATACACTTGATGAAGCATAAGACCAGGTTCCAGCATTTGGAACTGTTCTAGCTACTAATAATGTATTACCTCCATTATTAAAATAGTTGTAAGCAGCAATTGAAGTAAGGTAAGTGTAAAATTCACTACCACTTTGAATTGTTGTACCAAATCTATTTTGGTAATCAGAGTACGAAGTAACGATTGTTGGAGTTTCTACTGGTCCTTTTACTGTAGGGCCAATGATTGCAGCACCTACTTCAACAGGTTGCTGGGTGATAAATGACTGGTCATTCTCTCTTGCTAATACACCAGGTGATACTAATGTTTCTGCCATTGTGTTGGGATTATTATTTTATTATAAATATTCAAGAGAGACTCAAAAATCAATTTGATTTTGTAAACTCTCCAGAGGTTATATCAATAGTTCCTTCTCCATACTTGTCTTGTAGTTGGTTTCCTACTACAATACTTTCTTTTTGAAGATTACTAATTTGTTGCTTTAAATCTTCTTTTTGCAACATAAAAGTTTGAATTTGATACTCTAATTGACCTAAATTAGTTATTAAATTATTTTCATCAGATCTTAGAGATTGCAATTTTTCAAGCTCTTCTTTAGTCAAAAACAC